ATACTTCAATGTGAAGTATCTGAAACTACGAAAAGATAAGCGATCAACTCTTGCTCTAGACGAAAGTGATAGGCAAACAAGGCATGGTGGGTCTAGTGAGTTGAGTAGATCAATGACTAACACTACTAATCCAGTAGATGTAATCAAGATGTATGTCAACTTGATTCCAAAAGACTGGAATCTAAGTGACTACGAATATCCTGAGAAGTGGTACTTTGAATTGGCTGCAGATGATGTAGTGATTAGATGCGAACGTGCAGATCACAATCACGGAATGTATCCAGTGGCTGTTGCATCACCTGAATACGACGGCTATTCGATCACACCTATTGGACGCATGGAAGTCATGTATGGTCTTCAGCATACACTTGACTTCATGTTTAATACTCATGTAGCAAATGTAAGGAAAGCTATTAACGACATGTTAGTTGTTGACCCTTACTTAGTCAACATAAACGATTTGAAGGATCCAAAACCAGGTAAGCTAATCAGATTGCGAAGACCTGCTTGGGGACGCGGAGTTGACAAAGTAGTCCAACAACTCGCTGTTCAAGACATTACTCGTGCAAATATTAGTGATGCAGTTTACATCACTCAGCTAATGGATCGTATCTCTGGTGCTGATCAGTCTATGCAAGGTTCTCTTCGTCAAGGTGGACCTGAGCGGTTAACAGGGGCTGAATTCCAAGGTACTCGTGGTTCTGCTATCAGTCGTCTCCAACGTCTTGCAATGATCATAGGTATGCAATATATGCAAGACATTGGAACTATGTTTGCAGTCCATACTCAACAATATATGACTCAGGAATCCTTCGTTCGAGTCACTGGACGCTACGCAGATCAGCTGCAGAAAACTTTCGGCAAACAACAGAGGATGAAAGTATCTCCTCTCGATATAGCTGTGAACTATGACTTAATCGTAAGAGATGGCTCAATCCCTGGTGGGAACTTCTCTCAATCATGGATTGAGATGTTTAAAGTCATAGGTACCACTCCTGAACTAGCTCAGCAATTCGACGTGACTCGAATCTTCATGTACATTGCTCAGCAACTTGGTGCGAAGAATGTAGAAGATTTCCGCCGTAGTATAGACCAGACTCAAATTACAACTATGCCTGATCAACAAGTTGAGGATCAGGTCCAAGCTGGTAACATGATTCCTGTTGGAGCTATGTAATGATTAGATCTACCAAATCTCAAATCGAAGAATTTAAGGAATCTTTGATCTGGAAAGATTTCAAAGATGAGTTGAACAAACTTGCAAAATTAGCTTTGTTAGAATACGACTTGGTTGGTGAAGCTAGAGTTGAAGACAGTGGACAGAGAACAATTCCTAATTCATCTGAGACATTGATCCATCTTGGTGACATTAAAGGACGCCGAAAGGCTGTTCAGTATTTTCTAAGCATTCCTGATATCCTTCTGGGTATCATTGAGGAGAAGAAAAATGACTCTGAGCGTGACAGAACCGACTGATCAGGAACTCAATTCAAGATGGCCTTACTGGATTAGGAAGTTAGCTGCTGCCTTCAATACTATTGAGGCTAACTCTGACAGCATTACTGTAACAAGTCTAACTGTTTCATCTGGTGACAATGCACTAGTTGTTAGCACTGATCTTAGCTCACAGAAGATTGAAGTGGTTCTAATCTCTGGCATTGGCGCCTCTATCATTGACTACATCAGAGGCGGGGCTGAAGGGCAGATTAAAATCTTCATCTTCCAAGACAATGACATCTCTTTTAGAGATGGCACTAAAGCTGATGGGAAGATGTATCTCAATCAACTTCCTGCACTAACAGTCTTCAATGCACAACAAGATGATGTAATAGCGCTTGTCAACATAGGTGGAAATGGCTCTACCGAATACGGTTATTGGAAAGAGGTCTGGCGTCAGGTCTCTGTGAAATAAGATCGTTTAAATTTTAAACAAACTGGAGGAACAAGATGGACGAGCACTTGAAGCGTATTCAGAGAGATGTTGATGAGATGAATAAGTCATTTGGTCACAGCATTAGCGAAACAACTGACGCACCTAACACTGACGCACCAGGAACTGACGCACCTAGTACAGAAGCTCCTACTACAGACGCACCTGCTGAACCTACTGATGCGCCATCTACAGATGCACCTACCACAGATGCACCAAAGGATGAGATTGCAGAACTAAGGGCCGAAATTGAAAGGTTGAAGGCAGAGAAGGAAACTAAGACTACACCAAAAACTTCCGCCCCAACCACTGACACTCCTCTCACTGACCAGGACTTCGTTGGAGACATTGATCTAGATGATCTGCAAAGTGATAAGAGTGCACTAAACAAGTTGTTCAATAAGGTATACCAAAAGGCAGTCATGGATACTCGAAAGACTCTCGGTGAAGGTGTCCTTCGTCAAATCCCTGACATAGTCAAGACCAATCTTGTAATGATGACTTCACTAAAGGAGGCAAGTGAAAAATTCTATAGAGACAATGAGGATCTAAAACCTTTCAAGAAAGTCGTAGCTACTGTATTCGAAGAGATTGCCTCATCTAATCCGAGTAAGAAATATGCAGAGCTATTACCAGAAGTCGCAGTTGAAGCTCGTAAGCGACTTGATCTGCATAAGAAAACTGTTTCTCAATCGAAGAAAGACAGTAAACCACCGAAGCTCCCTACTGCAGGAAAGTCATCTCCTCGTGGTAAGGAGAAGCCCTCAACTGCTGGAATCGAGTCTGAACTCGAGGCCATGAACTCTGTTCTAAGGAGGTAATAAAATGAGTCTGGAACAAAACAACGAGCAGCACTATCGAGAGGTGGTTGACAAGTACGTCAACCCTGAAGCTAGCTATGACATGACTACCAGGGACTACGTAGTGCGTCCTGCTGCAGATGGAGACACTGGTCCTATCATTATCCGTCTCCCTAACGTGTCTGAGGCCAAGGGTCGGTTCTATTCAATCGTAGTTCGCAATGCCGATCCTGTTAACACTGTAACTATCGCCGATAGAGATGACTCTGAATGCTGGCTCGGCGATATCGTCTTCAATGGAAAGTGTGATCGCGTCCTTATGTACAGCGATGGTCTGTGCTGGATCGCTATGGGTGAAGCTGCTACCTGGCCTGGGCTGGCTACTACTCCGCCTCCTGGTACTGATGCTCCTACAACTGTTAATCCTACAACTATTGCACCAACTACTGCTGCTCAGTAGATTTAACCAACTAAACTAAGCCCTTGAGGCTATAGGAGGTACTATAATGATGCTCGGAATGAGAGGTAATGGCGACTGGGTGGCCGATCAGCGGCCGATGAACTGGCGAGAACAGATCCTCTATCTGTACCCTAACGGTATGGCTCCTCTCACTGCCATCCTCAGTATGCTTGGGAGTGAGAAGGTGGACGATCCTCAGTTCCACTGGTGGACGCAGGAGCAAACCACTGTTGGTGGTGCAGTTGCTGGTATCTACACTCTTCCTGATCTCAGCGTTGCTTATGTGACTGGTGGAGTTGCTGGTGATATGCTTTATGTTCAAGTCACTACGACTCTTGCTAATCGCATCCGTGCTGGGCATCAGATCCTTCTCCGTGATGCGTCTGATTACAGTGTAGACGTTGTTGGGAAGGTTGTTGAAGTCACTCGTGGAGCTGTCAATTCTGTTCTCCATGTGAGACTGCTTGAGGACGATGATAATGGAGCTGCCACTGGTCATGATCTTAGTGACTGTGACACTTTCAAGATCATTGGTAATATCAATCCTGAGGGTGGCGAGATGCCTGATGCCATCGCTCTTAATCCGACGAAGGTGTATAACTATACCCAGATCTTCCGTACACCTCTGTCGATCACTCGTACCGCGCGCAAGACCAAGCTTCGAACTGGTGATCAGTACCAGAAGATGAAAGCTGAAGCTCTGGAAATGCATTCGTGGGAGATGGAGCTGGCCTACCTCTGGGGAATTCGCACTGAGAACATCGGAGACAATGGCAAGCCGGAGCGCACCACTATGGGTGTGATTAACTTCATCCGTCAGTATGCTGCGGCTAACTGTGATGACTATACTCTCAACGCCACCTACGCTGGCCAGCCCTGGACAGCTGGTGGTGAGACCTGGTTGAAGAATATGCTGGAGCAAGTCTTCCGTTATGGAGCTACGGAGAAACTGTGTCTCTGCGGAAGTGGCTTTCTGCTCGGCATTGATGCGCTGGCTATGACCGGTGGGCAGGTTCAGCTCCAGCCTGGTCAAAAGACCTACGGCATGGATATTCGTTCCTGGCTCACCCCCTTCGGCACTATCCATATGAAGACTCATCCTCTCTTCAGCTACGACGCAACAACTCGTAACATGGGTGTCTTGCTTGAGCCGAAAGAGATGACCTATCGCTTCATCGACGATACGCAGTTCTACGGTGAGAACAGCTCCAAGTCTCATCCTGAGGGCTACGGCAATCGTCGGCTGGATGGTACTAATGAGGAGTTCCTTACCGAGGCTGGTTTGGAGTTTGGACTCCCTCAGAAGTGCGCTGTGCTGAATGGAGTTGGTTTGGATAACACTCTGTAACAATTAAGGTCTGGAGTTGGCAAGGGCTAGCTCCAGACCGTTTAAAATTTAAACCATCTGGTGACATATGAACTTGCTACAGATCAGAACAAAGTTTAGACAGCTAAGTGGCCGCTATGACTTGGTCAACTCAGACAACACAGACAATGGTGCAGACTTCTTCATCAACGAAGGACGTAAATTCCTTGACCGTCTTGATGAGACTCAGAAATCTTGGGCTAGTGTATTTCGCTTTTGTGATACTGGTAGTTATTTTGCTACTTTCCCACATTGTAGAGCGATTAAAGAAGTATGGGCTGCTACTACTACTGCTCGCTGGCAGGTTAATAAAAAGGATATGCAGGACCTTATAGTTGGTTACCTTAGTGGCCTTCCAAGTAGTCGATCAGTTGGAACACCTCTCTACTATTCACCTTGCATCACTCGATATATTCCTGAGAATGCAACAGCTGCTGATATTGAATCTTTTGCTGGCTATGTAGATGTTCCAGCTGGAAACGCTCAAGAGTATAATACTATTCTACTAAGTGTTCCTGTTAGTGAGAAAACTGCTATCACCATAAATGGCTTGTTCTACTCAATTGAGCTTGTAAATGATACAGATGAGAACTACTGGTCTGTCAATCATCCTATGCTTCTCTACATGTCAGCTATGAGGCAAGTTGAAATTGCTAATCGTAACACACAAGGTGTTAATGACTGGGAAAATGCAATAGGGACAGAGATGAAACAACTTGGCATGGACCTTGTTGAAGAACTAATTGCTGAGAATGATCAGATGGAAGGGTGAGAAATGGATGAGATTAAACGACTTGAGATGATTGCTAGGAGACTGGAACGTCGTGCTACGAAGAAGAAATCTGCATTCATTACACCTATTCCAATCTCTAATGGTGTAGCTGGAGAGTGTGTAGAAGGTGTAATCCTCCGTTATATGTTTCCTTGTGATGGAAAGATTACGAAGGCAGCTATTCTATTTGATAAGAAACCGAAGCAATCAGTTGTAGTTGAATTTGACTTGATGGGTCTTCAATCTGGTGTATCTAGTTCTGTAGTTGTAGATAAGAAGAAGTACTCATTTGAACCAGATATTAATGTGTCAGCTTTTGACTGCCTCACAGTTCGACTTTCTTACGACGTGGATGAGAAAGTACCAGAAAATAATGTTAAGGAAGTTTGGACTGCATTCCTCTGGACACCTTCAATTGCAGATGTAGAGGTGAAGAGTTTTCTGATTAAGGAGATGGAAAAGGATGCAGAGGATATTAAAGACAAGGCGATGAAAGAAATGTGATCAGCAGGTAGCTGATAAGAGGATTGAAGATGAGAGAATACGAACTGATAATTGACGAGGCGTTGAGGAAAGGAATCAGTCCGAAACTGGAGATGCCATCAAACTCACAGTTTCTGAGTGAGGCGTTAGGTTTTAGGATTGGAGAAGCAGGAGTTGAAATATTTAGGCCTGGTGAGAATCCACTTCCTGCAACTGTAGATATGTATTACGAGTGGCCCTTTCCGCAGTTTCTAGTTGGTGAAGGTTACAATATTTTAGTTGTTCGTAAACCTGGAAATGTCGATAGATTGTATACAGTATCTGATGATATGAATACTGTGACGTTTATTGCTAGTATTACAAATCTAATGTATGGTACTGGTACAGTTTTTGAAATGGCTGACTTTGGTAACTATGCTATGCTCGTTAATGGTGTATCCAGAGTCTACCGAAATGTAGCTGGAGTCTGGACTCATGGCGCAGCTGAAGCAACAATCCCATTAATGAGAACTATCTGCAACTTCAAGGGACAGGCAGTAGGTGGTGGTGTCACTAGTGTATGGCATGACTGTGATGAGAAATACTATATATGGTCTAAGATTGGTGAGATGGACTTTACGCCTGATCTGAGGAATGAAGCAGGTTATCGTCGCTGTCCTTTCGGTGGTGATGTCTATCATGTGCGTAGGCTTGGTGATCAAGTCATTGGATACTCTTCAAAAGGAATTACCTCGATATTTCCAGTAGGCAGTCCAGCAGCTACTTTTGGATTTAAGGAATTGATAGATGTTGGAGTGCGTAATAGAGGAGCAGTTGGTGGAAACTTGTTTAGACAAATCTATGTTGGAACTGATCTTGAAATCAGACAGGTTACCAGCGAAGGTGTTAAAAAACTAGGCTATAAATACTTGATGGATGATATAGATAATGAAGATATCATCGTCCAGTATGATCCAAAGGAAGGTGACTTCTATATTGGAAATAGTCAGAGAACCTTCTTGTTATCAGCACAGGGAATGACAGAGATCAAACAACACCCTTCTGCAATCTGGCGTATTAACGAAGATAATGTCTATATGATTCCAGATGCTGAGGATGTAGTTGATTCAGAGATATGTAGTGAAGTCTTCGACATGGGCTATCGAGGGCAGAAGACAATTTCTACAATGGAGACAGATGCATACTTGACAGGAGACATTACAGCTGCAGTTGACTACGCCTTCGATATAAATACTTTCGGCACAAGTCCTTACTTCCCTATCAATAATGTTGGGATAGCTTCGATTAATGTAGCTGGAAATATGTTCAGGTTTCGTCTAAGGTTTGATGAAAACTATTCTGGTTTCCGGCTTAGCTATATTAGGGCTAGGTATAAGATGACAGACTTACGTGGAGTTCGTGGTGTCTATGCTCCGCCATTGAGAGGACAGTCATGATTAATAGATTATTGCCTGAGCAGATTTCCAAATTCTGGGATGTGATTAAGTATGCAGTAGAGCAATCACTACCTCCTACAGTCGGAGACCATCCAGATAAGATGAACCGCATCCTTGGTTCAATGCTATGTGGTAAGATAGATGTCTGGATGTCTTATACAGTTAATGGAGAGAAGAGGAAACTAAATGGCTTCATGGTTACGAGGTTCCTCTACGATGATGCGAGTGATACGAAGACCTTGTTGCTATACTGCGCTTACTCCTATGCAGACGAAAGAATTGCACATGAGTTCTGGATGGAAGGCTACAATGCAATGGTGGAGTATGCAAAAGCTAATAAATGCATAAGGTTGATTGCCTACAGTGACATTCCTTATTTGAT